GAACATTAATTGGGCTACCATTAGCTGAAAAAACGGTTAAACATGCACTTTTATTGCATTTTATGTTGTAAAACATGTTTGCTTGTAAATCTCCTATCTATAGGGGATTAAGACATCTTTGCGAGCTTTACAGTTTCCTCCTCTTCGAAAAAATAGTTAATGACTGATGTCGTTTTTCAGAGAGAAATGTTACCTTTGGGAGAATTTTTGAAAATCAATCTGGATATTCGCGTAGAACAAGTGGTGTTTGATTTGCCGAGATGCTTGCAACGGATATCAAAATGAATGACGAAACGGATGAATTTTAATTGGATAAAAACTGCTTTATTGGCTGCGACGGCAATGGTTAGCTTGAATTCTTTCTCGCAAGACCTGATTGCCCGCCAGGCCCCCATCGACAGAAAACTTAAGAGTGTAGATTCACTGGCTTTGCAAAAACAGATACGTGCGGAACAATCATTGTATCCGGGTTTGGATTTGTATCCCAACTGGAATAACGAATTCGTACAAGCCTATGGCAATGCGATTGTGCCTGAGAGCTATACATTTGATTTGACCGGTTTTTGTATGCCTACTCCCAATACCCGTATCACAGATGTATTCGGTTACCGTCCCCGGAGAAGAAGAGCTCATTATGGTTTGGATATCAAGGTGTATGTAGGCGATACAATCCGTGCGGCTTTTGATGGAAAAGTACGCGTTGTCAAGAATCAAGGTCGTCGTGGATACGGCAAATACGTCGTTATTCGTCACGACAATGGCTTGGAAACAGTTTACGGACACTTGTCTAAACAATTAGTTGATACAAACCAGTTGGTAAAAGCCGGCGAACCGATTGCATTGGGAGGAAATACCGGACGTTCTACCGGTTCACACCTTCACTTTGAAACCCGTTTCTTGGGTATTCCCATCAATCCTGCGCTTATGTTTGATTTTGAAAAGCAGGATATCGTAGCTGATTCCTATACTTTCCATAAAACAAAAGGCTCTTCCGGTACGGCGCGTAGCATGGCATCGGGTGAAGGTCTGTTCTATAAGGTAAAGAAGGGAGACACATTGGGACGGATTGCAGCACGTCAGGGAACCTCCATTGACAAGCTTTGCAAACTGAACAGAATTACGCGTAAAACAATCCTGAGGCCGGGACAAGTATTGCGCTGCTCATAAAAACGTAAACAATCTCTATAGAGGAGGGTACTTTAATAGATTTTAGAGTGCCCTCTTTTTCTTTTTCTTTAATTATTCCTATATTTGTTGTAATCTGAAGTATCTTATTTGATTATCAACGCTTTGTAGAAAACTCGCATGAGAACGGGCAACGGATAAGAAAATTCCAAGCTGTTTAGAATCACTATATTCCTCATGCTTTCAAATAACTCTTTTTTCTTGATGCAAAGGTAGCATTTTTTCGTGATTGCCGGTAATTTTCGGGCATAAAATATCACGGTCATTTCAAGAAACATATACAGCGGACATGACAGCCATACCGTAGCCGAATCCCCGTAACTCACAGGCAAAGGTAACCCGTGTCCTGCTCGTACAAGCAAGGTCAAGCCCTCCGGGTGTCGTGGAAAAATCATCCTCGCCCGGAGGGCTTGCGGTATTTTTCCCGCCAACCTTGCATGTACGGGACACGACCTTTTATGGCCTGTAGTTACGGGAACTCCGGCCCCGAAAAGCCGGATCACTAAAAATAAATTGTTATGTCACAGCAGGTAACAAAAGAAAAGTACAGTATCGAAACACTCAGAGAGCGGAATGTTTCATACGACCACCAGCATTGGCTGACACAGGAAGATGTGGATATGGCCAACAGTTATGTGGAACTCATTGAGCGGACATGCTCTAAGATTACACCGCAAATCGGAGACAGGCTGGTATATGTAACCGAACACGGGGATTATTACGGAAACGCCCTTATTGACAGCAGGAATGCAAAAGAAGGATATCTTTCCGTATGCGAACAGCCGTATGTGCCTTTCGTGTGGGAAGAGGACGGCAATATCCGTCTGAGTGTCAGCGGAGGCGCATTCCATTCCGTGAATCCGGAGGAACTGAAATTCCTGAAATGGACGGAAGGGGTGTTCAAGGACTGGGGGCATTGCGGTGCTTGCGCCAACGGTTCGGTGTCATTTCTGGCTAAGGTACCGTTATGGTTTTATGCCGAACCCAATCCCAGGTATGGAGATTTCACGACCGAGACCTACCGGAAGTTCTACCTACACAAAAGGGAGGAATCGGAAAACGGCAATCTCTATCAAGGCTTTGACATCGCTTTTCGGGACGAAGCCGAGTTCCGGCAGTTCCTGAAGGACTACGAAGGAACGGTGTTCAAGGGAAATTGGGATAATCAAATCGTGTTATGGTGTTTCCGTCGGGAATATGTGTTCTTACCTTCCGCCGAATGGGAAAAGATAAAAATCCCTGCCGTAGAGCGAAAGCTCAACTTCCATCCCGAGCAGGTCAAGATAGTCAAGGACATGGAAAAGCACATCACTTATTTCTACCGGATTAAACCGGATAATTTTTAACATTTAACCCTAACAGATATGCAAACGACAACAGCACCCAAGGCCGGCAACGCTCCCGACCTGCTTCAAGGCATTCTGAGCGTACAAGTGAGAAACGAGGACAAGATTACGGAACAGGACCGTGTCTATTGCCAGACGCAGCAAAACCTGCTTTACAAGACACTCGACCAGATTGACCGCTGGTACGCCGTCTTCAAGGAAGAAGCCGAACAATACCAAGCCGAACGTAAGTTCCATTACGAAGAAAACGGCAAGGTTTCCATGCGTGATTTCTACACTTACCATAACGACAGGGAAGACTATTCACACAACGAGTTCAAACCGTTTGACCTGATTAACGATCTGGTAGATAAGAACCGAAACGCCAACGCGAATTTTGCGAACCGCATCATTTCTTATTTCAACAGGACTTACAAAGTGTCGGTTCCTGAGTATAAAATAGACGAAAAGACCCTTCCGATGGGCTTCCGTCCTGTTTATGACACATATGTAGATGTAGTCATCGAACACTTGGGCGGCAAGAGTTTCCGGGAAACGGCCGTGGAAGAACTGCTCGCACGCCTGAGCAAAGTTGTCAGACCGGCATACTGGAGCAAAGTCAAGACGGAGTTGAAGAAGGACAAGATAATCTTTCCCGAAATCATCCGTTTCGACGATTTTTCCATGCAATACAACCAAAGGAACAGAATCTCCTACAACTACGGCGGAGAACTGGAAACCCTGTGTGCCGGCATTGCCTACGGTGCGGATGACATACTGAATGGAAATTCAAAGATGATTATCCGTTTTGATGACAACGACATTTCTGTCACAGACTGGTACGACCTTACGACCACCAATGCCGAGCAAATCCGATTCTACAAGAACGGACGTATCGATGTCCGGTTCAAGGACAGTGCGGCAGCCGAAAGTTGTTTCAAGCGTCTGCATCTGGATGAAATCACCCTAAGAGAAAACTGACCATGATAAGATTTACACAGCACCCCGTAAGGCAATCCTTGCGGGGTGTTTTCATTTTTAACGATAAACAGATAAAGTCATGTATACCATCATCCCCCAACAGATACCGCAAGGTATGCGTGCCGAAGTCAACGAGAAGATACTTTTCGCCATAGACTCCGGCAAGGATATCATTCCGGCGGAGAGCATCTACAACTGCTATACCGGTATCGGAGGGCTGCACAACCTCAAACAGTCCGACTTTGCCAGCTACCACGAGTATGCCGAAGCGAAGAAGGAGTTCGAGATGGGACAGTTCTTCACCCCGCATGAAATATGCCGGGACATGGTGGATATGCTGTGTCCTGTCTCATCCGAAATGGTTCTTGACATGTGTTGCGGTATGGGCAATTTCTTCAACCATCTGCCCAACCCGCATAATGCCTACGGCTTCGACATAGACGGCAAGGCCGTGTCTGTCGCACGATACCTCTACCCGGAAGCCCATATCGAGAAATGCGACATCCGGCAATACTATCCGGAACAACGTTTCGATGTTATCATCGGCAATCCTCCTTTTAACTTGAAGTTCGACTACAAACTGTCGCAGGAATACTATATGGACAAGGCTTACGATGTGCTCAATCCGGCAGGAATCCTGATGGTCATCGTGCCCTGTTCCTTCATGCAGAGCGGGTTCTGGGAGAAGACACGGATAGCCGGTATAAACGGCAGATTCTCATTTGTCGGTCAGACGAAGTTGGGCCCGTCAGCCTTTGCCGCAGTCGGAGTCCATGACTTCAATACGAAAATCATGGTATTTCTCCGTAAATCGGGCCACATCAAGATGCAGGCTTACAACGCGGAAGAATTCATAACGGCGGACGAGCTGAAAAAGCGCATCGGCGAGGCAAGGGCGATGAAACACCGGTTGCGTTTCGACCTGATGCGCGAAACCAACCGGATCAACAAGGAAGAACTTGAGCTGTTCGAGTACAAACTTGCCAAGTACATGTACGAGCTGAAGGCGCACGCCAAGTTGAACAAACATATAGACAAGGCGGAAGCGTTGGTCACGAAGTTCCGTAACCAGAAACCGCCTGAGAACGCCACGCGGGAGCAGGTGGAGCAATGGGAGAAGAACAAACTGACCCCGAAGAAAGTGCTTGCCGTCATCCGCAGGTACATCACCTCGCAAAATACCGTACCTCGCAAGGAAGTGGCATTGGTGAAGACCTCATACGGCTTCAAACTGAAACAATATGCTCCGCGACTCCTTGACAAAGTTCCGCACAAGGCGGCAAGTATCAACGACCTCGTGCTGGAACGTACTGAACTGCCCATGCCGGAAGTGCCGACAGAAAAGAACATGCACCAAATCCGTGCGGCGGAGAAACTGATCCGACGCAAGCGGAGAGAGTACGAAATGCAGAACCGGCAGTTCCCGGAAATGGAGGAAGATGGCAGGCTGAAAGAATACCTGGACCGGTGTGCATTCATCAACAAGGACGGCGAGACCTGCGAGTTTACCACGCTCCAGAAACACGACCTGAACCTCGTCTTGCAGAAACGCCACGCGCTGCTGAACTGGCAGCAAGGCTCTGGCAAGACAGCCGCCGTGTACCATCGTGCCAAATACCTGCTCAAATTCCGCAAAGTACGGAATGTCATCATACTGGCTCCTGCCATCGCCACCAATATGACATGGATACCCTTCCTCTCGATAAACAGGGAACAGTTCCGGGTGGCAAGGAACAATGCCGACCTGGAAGCTGTGCCGGAAGGCGTGTTCATCGTCCTATCCACCTCCATGCTCGGCAAGCTGAAACGGGGCATGGCAAGGTTTGTCAAACGCAGTTCAAGAAAACTGTGCCTTGTTTTCGACGAGTCGGACGAGATAACCAACCCGTCGTCACAACGTACAAGGCATATCCTCGGTCTCTTCCGCCGCCTCAAATACAAGATACTCGACACCGGTACGACCACACGCAACAACATCGCCGAACTGTACAGCCAGTTTGAGCTGTTATATAACAATTCCATAAACATGGTCTGTTGGAGCAGTCGTGTGTACCACGAGAACAGGGACAAGGAGATAGAGGAAGATAACAATCCGCACTATGGTGAGCCGTTCCCCGCTTTCAGGGGGCATGTGCTTTTCCGTGCCTGCCACTGTCCGGGGAAATCCACCGTGTTCGGCATTGAGAAGCAGAACCAGGATGTCTATAACAAGGAGGAGCTGGCCGGCCTTATCGGGAAGACCGTCATTACACGCAAGTTCAGGGACTTTGCAGGAGAGAAATACAAGATACGGACACATACCGTCAGCCCGTCCGACGGCGAGCGTGAGGTTTACCGTGTCATCATCGAGGAGTTCTGCCGCATCTGCGAACTGTATTACAACAGCACGGGGGATGCAAAGAAGGATGCCGGACTCCGGCTTATGCGCCAGATCAAGCTGCTCATCAAGGCCTGCTCCGTCCCACACCTGATAGAGGGCTATTCCGGAGACGGGATTCCGAACAAGACAAGGTACATCGAAAGGCTGGTACGGAAGATACCCGGCAAGGTGGCTGTCGGCTGCACGTCCATAGCCGCATTCGACCTTTACGAGAGCCGTCTTCGCGAATGTTTTCCTGACCGTCCCGTATTTGTGGTCAAGGGCGACGTGGCGTTCAAGAAACGGCAAAGCATCGTGACGGAGTTCGATTCCACCATCAACGGCATACTGGTATGCACGCAGCAGAGCCTGAGCAGTTCGGTGAACATACCCACCTGCAACGACGTGATACTTGAATCCCTGCAATGGAACATCCCGAAGATGGAGCAGTTCTACTTCCGTTTCATCCGTCTCGACTCCAAAGAGCTGAAGGACGTGCATTATGTCACCTACAAGGACTCCGTGGAGCAGAACCTGATGGCGCTGGTGCTTACCAAAGAGCGGCTGAACGAGTTCATCAAGACGGGCGAAGTAAAGGAACAGTCGGAAATCTTCGAGGAGTTCGACGTCACCATGTCCGTCATCGAGAGCCTGCTGGTCAGGGAACGGGACAGCGAAGGCAAGATACACATCAGCTGGGGAAGCCAGCGCATCATGAACTGAAAAATGGAAAAACAAATGAGAAACCGCAGATTCCATTCCACAGGCAAAGGTAGCCCGCCCCCTTACCGGCAGAGCAAGGTCATGCCGCAAGCGGTTTTCGGGAAAATCATCCTCGCCGGAGGCTCCGGTATTTTCCCGAAAAACCCTGCACTGCCGGGGTGCGGACCTTTTGGAGCCTGTGGAATGAAATCCCCGGTTCCGAATCATAAACTATAATGAAGAATATCATGGACTTGAATCAGGCAGAAGTGGCAGTGACCACGCAGCATCTCATAGACATGGGGCAGGAAAAAGACAACCTGCTGCAAATGTCCGACTTCGGCGACATGGGGGAATTCCTGTGCACCTGCTCCGAACTGTTTCCCGAAGAGGAAACTCCGGAATACAGGTACACGAGATGGGAGGAAATCCCGGACCTGCTCATCAACCGGGAATGGCTGTGTTCCAACTTCTTCGAGATAAGGGAGGCGATGGAACAGCTGGAGGAACCCGACAAGGATTGCTTCTTCGACTGGTGTGACCGTTACGGGCATGACATCAGTACGGAAGACCCGCACCTGCTGGTGGCGCACTATATCGAACTTTATGGAAATGCGGCCTATATCGACGATGAGCCTTGCCCGGACAGCGGGGATGACAGCCTGCTGTACTATCCGGGCATATCAAGCAACTATTTCGACACGGGTATTCCCCGCTTCGAGGTATTCGATGACAATTACGATTAAAGCGTATAAACATATACAAGATGGAAATCAACTTCAAAGGACCGGTAATGCCGGTTGACCCCTATTCGCAAATGGCGTTTGTGGAGATACTGAACATTCTCCTGACGGCAGGGCACATCGTGGATGTGAACAGGTTCCTGATAAACAGGAATGCCAATCCGCTATTCGGCTCGTTGTCAGGATATTTCAGATGGTCATTCTCCGACAACCACTTTACCCTGTGGCAACGGGTGGAATACAACTCGCCGCTCTGCTTCAGCCGGCGCATATTCAGCATCCATTTCGGGATGCTGGCAAGCCGTGACAGGAAAAGAGACAATACGGTAATGAACTAAAAACATATCAATATGAGTCACCAGGTAATTACAAGAATGGCATACAATGCCAAAACCAAGCAGATAGAAACTTGGCAGCATTCCAACAACGTGTGGCCGACAACAGACCATTTTTATGCATTGGATGTGAAAACAGACGAACAGATGTTTGAATTCATAACATTGATAGCAAACGGATTGTAGCAAGGGCGCAAATGGCGTAAAGCATTCAAGACACTTTTTGAAGAATATCCGGAATTGGTCAGGTCCTCATACGAGCACGAGCTTAGAGGCCAACCTTGGAAGGCATACTGTGCCATTTGCAAAAAATATGAGGAACTTGCCCAAAGCAAATGCAATGAAATAGTTGCGCGATTCAGGCAACTTACCGGGATTGTCTGACCCAAACAGATGCAAAATATATGGAAGAGATAAAGATTTCAAACAGACAAATCGCGCTGATGGCTTTCGACCGGTTGCGCAAGGAAGACAAGACAGATTCCGCATTGAAACTCGCACGGTGTATGCTGCATGGCACAAGCATATCTCTTGGCATAGGTGATATCGACTGGGAGATAGACAGGGCAATACAGCAGTGCGGAGGAGTGCCAAGAACAGGATACAGATACACGGCTTATTTCCACTTCAACCGGAATACGGAAATGGCAAAGGAAATATATGACAAGATCGTGAAGGAACTGTATGGTTAGGAAACAACACGGAGGCGGCTTGAAGGCCGCTTCCGTCATTTATAACGGTATGTACGGGAAAAGGAATCCTGCCGTACACAGGTAACAGAAATGGATGAACAGAAAACATTGACATTGGATTTCATCAAATCCCTGATGGAACCGGCCTATACACTAATATGGACGGACTACAATGACAATCTTGACAATCATTGCGGACTGATTCAAAAATGCCTTGACAGCAAGAGCCGCGAACATTTGTGGGAAAAGGCAGACGAGTGGTACAGCGATGCCGAATGGGAAGCTGTCCGTGAGATTATTGCGAAACTGAAAGAGGAATGTGCCGTATTCCATGACTTTGACGGGGAAGCGGTCGATGACTTCTTCGATGAATACGAAGATGAAATCCGTGACGAGATTTACAGCCGCAACGATTCGGACGTGGTGAAGGAATTGGTAAGGCACACGGACGACATTCCTATCCGTGTGGAGATGCTTTCCAACTATGACTGCATCAACTCCAACTGGTTTGAATCGCAAGGCGGTTACAGGTACGAGGAATCCTACTTCGGGGACATGGTGGACAGCCTGAACCTCAATCCGGCGAGAGTAAAGAAAATCTTGACAGAGCACGGCTACAGGGCTTACGGGCGTTTCCCGAACCGTAAGAACCGGAACGGCAAGGAGCAGGTTTCCTACGAACAATTCTACGAGGAACTTATCAATTCCTGCTGCGGGGCGAACCTGCTGACTTACATCGGCAGGGTAAGCCTGAAAGAGCTGTATGAAGCCGACTTTTCATTGAAAGAGGTCATTATCCCCAAAGGCAACTGTTGCGGACTTTTCAGTTCGACGTATGGTGGTGGAAGCCTGCTTGAAATGGAACTGAAACGGGACGTAAAGCTGAAATTGGAAGTCAAGGACTATCATGGTTTCCGCTTCCGGCTGGATGACGAACGTTCCAAATATGACTGTTCGGTCCGGCATGTATATGGGGTGGACGACTCCTTTTTCGGAGATGCGGTTCGCATTGTATCCTGATAAAATCAACTAATCAACAATCAAATCATAGAAGATTATGGAAAAATACGATGTAAAAGTAAGGTACATCTTCGAGGGTACTTACACAGTGGTGGCGGAAGACCGTGAAGAAGCGGAAAGCATGGTGGCGGAAGACTGCGGTCTGGTATTGGGCGGCAACATCCACACAACGCGGGATGACGATGAAGTGACGGACTGGAAGTTCGGTTGTCATCCGGACTTGCAGGTTCTCTCCGTAAGGCAGCGAGGCGGGAAATCCCCCATGTCGGTGTTCGGAGACAGGATCGAAGAACTGCGAAAAGACATCATCGAAGCGATACGGCAGTTGCTCCATGACCATGCCATGAACGCGATACGGTTTCCGGAAGAGGATTATGACCCGGTCTGGGTGATATGGTTTGGCAAGAACGGAGACCCCTACGAATGCAGGGTGACAGGACTCCGGGTAACGGACAGCAGCCTGACCGTCCTTGCCGAAGAGAAAGAAAGCGGTGATGAAGTGGAATGTTACAGCCCGTTCGAACTCGGAGCCAGTAACATCGACTGGCTTTCCGGAATGTATGAGGCTGTATGGCAGCAACTGGAAGAGAGCAAAAAAGTAGAACCACAAACTGAAGAACAATGAAATATCAAGCGGAAAACGCAGTCTCCAGCTTCTTCTACTATATGTGGAACGCCTGGAGCAAGGAAGAATGCAAGGCCGTATTTGGAGATATGTACCGGCACTTCTGGGATAAATGGTCCGCATTGGCGGACAAGTCCATATTCGGCGCGGCGGAACGGTTCTTTGCCGAGTTATCGGAAAACAACCAGAAATTGCTCGTGGAACGTGCCGTTACACTCTATGACGGCAGGGCTTTCAGAAAAGAGCCGGACGATTCCGACATCCTTGTCTGTAAAGAATGCGGTTCACGGCAGTTGGAAATCCAAGCATGGATAAACGCCAATACGGATGAACGTATCAGCTATGTGCATGATGACAATAACGGGCTGTGGTGCGATGGGAAATGGTGCGAAGAATGTGGCGTTCAGGTCTTTTTCTGTACTAAGGCGGAGTTCACACAAAAGATGCAGGGCTGGTGGGAGTCGTGCGGTTTTGAAACAAAGGAACAAATCACAGGGTTGAAAGTCTGTGACTCTCCGCCTTCCGAAAACACGCAGACATTCATTGATGCGGCAGACCAATGGTGGAACAGCCGGGACTACGAACATAAACGGGAAATTTACAACAGGTATAATTCTAAAAACGAATAATATGCAGATTAACATCATTGAACAGATTAGCAACTCATGCAGTTGCAGCCATATGGAAGCGCAGGAATACTTGGATTCTGAAATCCGGTACCTGCGCGAGTTGCAGGAGGCGGACGACCTGAGGGAAGATGACATCGAAATGGCGTGCAGCAACCTCGGACTTGACCTTGACAACCAGGAATATTTTATCAACCGCCTCGCAGGGGCATAAATACCTATAGCTATGGCTTATTTTCATAACATACATTCATTGGCGGACCTGAAGAAGGAATACCGCCGTCTGGCATTGCAGCACCACCCGGACAAGGGTGGCGACACTGCCATCATGCAACAGGTGAACACCGAGTTTGAAAGGCTTTTTGAAGTCTGGAAAGACAAACCGGATGTCTCTGCCGCATCAACCGGGTATGAACATGACTATTCGGGTGCCACGGCAAAGGAATATACCGAGTACGTGTATAATGAATACCGTTGGAAAGGTCGCAACTACAAAGGGCAACATGCCCCTGAAATCGTAGAACTTGTGAGAACTTGGCTAAAGGAAATCTATCCGAGATATAAGTTCTCCGTCAGACGGGAGAACTACAATTCCATTTACATCAAACTGATGAGCGCGGACTTTGAGGCGTTCACCAGGGAATCCGGCAAAGTACAGGATCATATCAACCACTACAACATAGAGCGAAACCCCGATCTTACAGACCGTGCCAAGGAGGTGATGCTGAATGTCTGTGACTTTGTCATGTCATACAACTTCGATGACAGCGATGCGATGACGGATTATTTCCATACCAATTTCTACCTGACATTGGCTATAGGGAGTTACCGGAAGCCTTACAAGGTGGAACTGCCGAAACTTGACTGTAAGGGGAAGGACAAGCCGGAAGTGTTCAAGCATCCCGAAGGTCCGGCACACAAGGCCATCAGGCAGGCGTTGGGCACAGCCCGCTTTGATTTTATCGAGCACAGGAGGCATTCCGGCGAAATGATATTCGGAGAAGACCATTACGGCTCACACGGAGAGCATTATTTCTGGCCGAAGGATTATTCAAGCGCGAAACTGGCTCAGAAACGGATCGACAAATTGGAGAAAGCCGGTATTCGGTGCAAGCTTACAGGCTATAACGGCGGTTACATTCGTTTTATCGGCTACACTCCCGAAGCAGAAGCGTTACTGGAGAAGGAACGACAGGAATACATCACCGCCCATCGGCAATGGCAAACCAAACAGACAGTAATCAATTAAACTTATCAATATGGAACCGAACAATTTGAACGAATGGTGGGGCGGACAGCCCGACGGACTGAAACAGGCATTCTCTCTTTTTCCCGATGGACGGTGGAAAGAGGCGGACCTGTATTTGCGAATCAATATCCGTAACTACTGCCTTCTGAAAAAAGGAGGGCTGCTTCCCGAAGACAAGGACCGCTCGATGCTCAGCGAGATTGTCTGTGAGCTGGCCGATACGGAGCTGTGCCGTGCAAATGGAAAGACACTCGAAGACATGTGCGATACGGACGGGGCTTTTCTGGAAGAGTACCAGGAACTGTTCAACCGGATATACGATGAACTGGAAATGAGAATTACGGATTATATGAACGGACAATCAAAAAAAATGTAACAATGAAAGCAAAAGTGTTCAAGTACAAGTCTGACGGGAATACCGTCGTGGCTTCTTATATGGAACTGGAGCCGTATGCGAAGAATGTATATCTCTCCCTGTCAAGAAAGAACGAAGACGGGAATGAAGACGATGACTGTTTCCATGTGGTCTGCCGGATTGAAAACGTTTATTTTTCCAGCGGGCAGTATTCACGCCGGTTTCTCAAGGGAGAAGATTGCAGAGAGGAAGCCGCCACCTATTGCAGGAACTGGATTGCGGATACGCTTCAAAGTGCGGAAAGAGGAGCCTTCGTCAATTTGATCTCCGTTCGCGTGTTCGAGGCTCTCGGACTTGACACCACTTCCCTGGTGCAAGCCCGTGAGGAATATAAAAGAATACAGGAGCAGAAACGCAGGGAGCAGAAGGAGAAAGAGGCGGAAGAGCGCAGAGTGCAGGAAGAGCAACATCAGCGGCTACTCAATGAACAGAAAGAGAAATTCCTGGACGGGGAACGGATCACGGGAGAAATGTTCGTTGAAATCACCGGAAGGGACGGTTTTGACATCCATATCAGAACCAAAGGGACATTCAACAGGCATGTGAGGGGCATTGACAGGAACGGCACCGTCAGTTTCCGGAAAATCAAGGGCTGCCGGACTCCGGACTTTACCGGATGCCATAAGGCCGTGTCCGCCTATCTGGCGTTCATTACAGAAAAAGAGGGCAAATAATTAAATCCGGGGCGGTAACGGTCTGCTCCATGCAGCTGTTACCGCTACCGGCTTCCGGCCTCACAATTCACGGTTCAGCGCCATTGCCAGCGGAAACATCAACCGGTTATAGGCTTTAAGCTTTTGCAAATTCAGTACATATCCGGCATAGGGATTGGTCAGATCGGTATAGAAGAATACATCGGTAAATCCTGAGTGTTCCTCCACGACTTCACCCTCCAACGGAATCTCCTCCACATTGAACCGCTCCAGAGGCAGTTCTTCCAGACGGGTCTGTTCCGCATTTCCCAACACATTGAGGTTACGGTTAAACAGCACGAATCCTTTCTTCCTGTAATCCACACGCATACCGTACGGACGCTCCACAAGGAAAGCATCCGCCGCTTTCTTTATATAGTTTTCCATAAAACTGAAATTAGAATTGCAAAAATACATCTTTTGTCCGGCAATGGCGAACAAATCAGGAAGAGAATCGCCACAGACCATGCAAAGCACACTACCGTGTATTTTATTTCCCACCCTGCAAAGGTAGTCCCGTGTCCGGTGTACCCTGTCAAGGTCAGGCCCCTTGCGGGGTTGGCTGAAAGAAAATCATCCTCGCCTGACGGCTGCGGTATTTTCTTTCGCCAAACCTTGCGGGTACGATCACGGGACAGTCTGGCAGGCGAGAAATAAAAATACCGGCTCCCGGAGCCGGACGTGTTTAACAGATAAAATTCAAAAGTCATGAAAATCCTGAATGAAGAACATTTCGAGAATGTAAAGCGTTATGCCGAATCCATCGGTGACACCTCGCTCCAAAAATGCCTGGAGCGGTTGAAGAGCTGGGAAGAAAATCCCGACCATCCCTGCGAAATCTCACTCTACTATGACCATGCCCCGTACTCGTTCGGCTTTACACAATGTTATCCCGACGGAAGGACAGGCATCGTGGGCGGTCTGCTCTATCACGGAATACCGGACCGCTCTTTTGCCGTAACACTACAACCGTTCCACGGATGGCAGATACACACCTGATAAAAGACAAACGACAGTATTAACTTCATAAAATTCAAGATTATGGAAACGACATTGGCAGTAATGGAAAGACAACAGCAGTTTGACTTCCAGAAAAACGGAATTGAAGTGATGAACTTCGAGACGCTTCAGCGTACCTACAAGGAAAACGACATCTACAACAACCCGGTGCAAGGTATCTACCATTACCAGGTCATCCGGCGCATGATGGACATCTGCGAGAAATACAATCTCGACTATGAGGTGGAGGAAATCTTCGCGGCCCAGAACAGGAACAAGACGCAGCCGGGAGTAAGCATCCTTCCGCAGGTGGAACAGACACATGGCGAAAAAGCCGTGGAAGCGCACATCCTGCGCCGTATCTTCGCCACCATCCGGATCAAGGACTGGGAGACGGACGAACTGACCACAACATTGGTCGTCGCCTACCACCAGGACGGCATACAGGCAGCCATAGGTCCCTGCGTGCTAATCTGTCATAACCAGTGTATCCTTTCACCCGAGCGAAGTGTCTGCAATTACGGCAAGAAGAAAGTCTCGACGGAAGAGGTGTTCGAAACCGTGGACGGCTGGCTTGCCAATTTCGAGGTGAACATGAACGAGGACATCGAACGCATACAACGGCTGAAACGCCGGGTTATATCTATGGAGGAAATCTATATGTATATAGGTCTGTTGACCGCGTTGCGCGTCTCCCACGACAGTTCGGACAGGAATCTGTCATCCTCCGTGGAAACCTATCCTCTGAACCAAGGGCAAATTTCTATATTCACGGAAGAGGTGCTTAAACTGGCTATGACCAAAGGGCAGATTACCGCTTGGGAGCTATACAATATAGCCACAGAGATATACAAGCCCGGAAAAACGGACTTCCCGGCACTGATTCCACAAAACGGAGCAATGGCGGAACTACTGCTTTCCCATCTGCCGGAAGCAGCTGAAGTACAGGATGCCGTTCCGGTAAGCTGACATACAAGCCGCACAAATGGCCTGATTCCGACAATACGCATAAGGGAGAACCTGACAGTCGAAAACAACTGAAAGATTCTCCCTTTTTCATTTACTTCTCAAAAAGCAGCATATATTCCACTTTCCTTCTCCGTTCGATGCTCGGAACCACTTTCCCCTTGTAGCATCTGAAGGAGACATATTCCTTATAGATATCGCGGTCACCCGACTCCAGTTTTTTCAACAGCCGGCTCTTGGGTATTTTTCCATACCCTTTGATACGGGAACAGCCCACATTATACGCAAGAACACTAACGATCAAAGAATCACGTCCCAGATAACTGAACATACGGCACAACTTACGGAGGTCTGCTCTCAGAATGGAATCACCTTGTGCTTTTGTAATACTGTTGGTAAACCTCTCCCCGGGAAGAACTTTGTGCCCCCACCCGACATAAGGCCAATGCTTTTTCTCTCCATGCCAACCCTCGAACTTATGATAAGCTACTCATAAGTTCGATTATGACAAGTAATATGTTATGTAAAGTGCAAGACTTATAAAATGAGCAAACTTATTGAATATTAAAGATTTTATTTAGTCCCTTCGTATAAAAACTTCTCATTATATTGCATTCTGTATATATCCTAATTATTAAAGAATGATTTTATGGAAAAAGTAGAAATTAAAAAGCTTATTGAGCAATGTCTCAATTATTTTTATGAAAGCGGTTATGCGAAGGGCACTATTGACTATTACAAGTGTTTGTGGACAAAAGGCATTTTACAGTACATGTCGGACAAAGGGATTGATATGTATACACCTGATGTAGGTGCGAAGTTTATAGAGTCCACTCAACATCAAGACATGAGTAATCATGAATGTGAAAGGATACGTAGTATACATGCTCTTAATGACATTATGACTGTCGGATATATTAGAAAGCAATGTGTTAGAGCAGCTTTCTACCCTCTTGATGGTGCTATTGGAAAACAGATGGAGAAGTTGGTTCTACATTTGATTTCTTTACGCCGTGGCAAAAATACGTTAAAGCACTATCGTTCATGTTTGGGTAATTTTTTGTATTACTTAGATATGATTGGAGTACAAAATATAAAGCAGATAACAGAGGAACATGTTATACGGTTTCTTTCTTCCCAACAGCTAAACAGGGAAAAGACTTTGTCTATTATTCGATGCCTCTTTCTTTTTTGGAGACAAGAGAACATTATAGATGGACGATTTGAGGAATTCTTCGCTACATATAAATTACGAAAGAAAGAACGCATACCATCATATTATACAACGGAAGAGATTAAGGTTATAGAAAATTCTGTATCGCGAAGTAGTGCTTTGGGCAAGCGCAATTATGCAATGATTTTATTAGCATCAAGATTGGGCTTGCGTGCTTCAGACATTATGAGTTTGAAGTTCTCAGATATAGATTGGGATAATGATCTCATTAAATTGAGGATACAAAAAACAGGTAAAACCATTGAACTTCCATTATTGGCAGATGTCGGTAATGCCATAATAGACTATCTTAGATATGGACGTCCAGCATCTACTTCCCAAAACATATTTCTATCAAGTCGTGCCCCGTATATTGCTGCCACTCAGTCTATGGTTTGTGGTAATATCAATAAAATAATCCGCCTGTCTGGTGTAAATATTGATAAAAAACGCCATGGTCCTCATTCTTTACGGCATTCCTTAGCAAGTAATATGCTTGAAAATGGGGCTACCATGCCTATTATATCAGAAGTTCTTGGACATCGCAACACTGCAACAACGATGACTTATCTAAAAATAAACCTTGTAGCTTTAAGGAAATGTGTATTACCTGTACCACCTATTCCAGATAGTTTTTATACGCAGAAAGGAGGAGCTTTTTATGGCTGAACAGTTCAATTACAGTAGTGTTTTATCTCCATACATTAAACGAATGTTGGAAATCCGGAAATCAATGGGTATTGTTGATTCTCGTGTAAGATGGATACTTAAAGAATTTGATGATTTTGCTAATTCCATAGGATTGCAGGAACCACATATAACAGAAGAGTTTGTTAAGAGATGGCATAAATCACGGATATCAGATAAAGAGATCACTATTTATGGCAAATATCTTGTATTGCGCCAACTGACCTCATTGATGTGCCGCAATGGATGCGTATGTTATATACCGATTATACCAAAGCAACCAAAATCGGAGTTTACACCTTATATATACACACATGACCAAATATCTCAATTGTTTACAGCTGCCGATAGCAGCCGTTTGTTTAACAATTGTATGAAAACAGCTATCATTTCCATGCCAGTCATTCTTCGATTACTTTATAGCACAGGAATGCGTGTGTCCGAGGCTTTATATATGCGTAATGAGGATGTGAATCTTGACTCTGGATACATACATCTTCGCAAGACAAAAAACAGATGTGAACGCCTTGTTCCTATTGGTGAATCTATGGTAATTGTGTTAAAACAGTATATAGAATATCGGAATAGAATGCCTATAGAAAAAATTTCTCATCCCAATCATCTGTTTTTTACCAAATTAGACGGGACAAGCTTCAGGGTATGTACTCTTTATGTCTTTTTTCATAAATTGCTAAAAATATGCAATATACCATATATAGGAAATCGACAAGGGCCACGTATCCATGACTTGAGACATACTTTTGCCGTACATTCGCTTGTGCAAATGGGACATAACGGTATGGATTTATACACAGGGATACCAATACTTTCCGCATGTCTTGGGCACCGTTCTCTTTCATCTACTGAAAAATATGTACGACTTACCTGTATGATGTATCCGGAGTTTGAAAAAAAGTGTTCTCCTATAAATGCTTTTGTTTATCCAAAAATAACAACAGATTATGACTACCAGGACTGATTTTGCAAAATATCTAACGAGATTTTTATCTGAATATTTGCCACATCAACGAAATGTGAGCAAAAACACAATTGCTTCTTATCGTGATTCTTTCGTACAATTCATCAATTATATGAAAGATATCAATGGAATACCCGTTGAACGACTTCTATTGAAACATCTTACACGGGATAATGTCATCAATTATCTACAATGGCTTCACAATACTAAAAAGAATACTTCGGCAACATGTAATTATAGACTTGCTGCAATCAGGTCATTCTGTTCGTATCTCCAATATATAGTAATAGACAATATGGTAGAATGGCAAAGTATATTGTCGATAAAGGCAAAAAAAACAGAAATAAGCCCTCCTAATTATCTTTCAATGGAGGGAATGAAATTATTGTTGGCACAGCCTGACACAACTTCATGGAAAGGACGTCGTCATTTAGCATTATTGTCATTAATGTACGATACTGGTGCAAGAGTACAGGAAATCGCAGATCTCACAGTAGATTGTGTACGTATTGATACAACACCATACACTATACGATTAACAGGGAAAGGACGCAAAACCCGTATAGTCCCCTTGGCAGAAGCACAAGTTGACATTTTGCGTAGTTATATGGAAGAAAACAATTTGAATGATCCCAACATGATGAAAAAGCCTTTATTTTTCAATGGTAGGCATGAAAAATTAACAAGAGAGGGTATTACGTATATTCTGAAAATTTATGCAGACATGGCAAATAAACAGCAACCAGAAATTATTCCAAAGAAAATAAGTTGTCATTCTATTCGACATAGTAAAGCAATGCATCTTTTACAGGCAGGAGTAAATTTAGTATATATACGTGATATTTTAGGGCATGTTTCCATACAGACTACTGATATTTATGCACGTGCCGACTCCAAAGCAAAACGTGAAGCACTTGAAAATGCCTATACCAGATTAACCCCTAATACTATAACAGAGAAAGAGTGGGAACGAAATAAGAACTTATTAGAGTGGTTAAAGGGACTTGGACATTGATAATATTATGTAAAGTGTAAGTGACAAGTTGGTTTATAACAACTTGATTACAAACCAACTTTTACTCGCACTTTACATAACATATTACTTGTCATAATCGAACTTATGATAAGCTACTCATAAGTTCGAAGGATGGCATGGAAACCATCTGCCCTATGTGGGGTGGGGGCACAAATTGTTACCGGGAGAGACGTTCAGACCGGATATGAGCAAGGCACAGGCAGATTCTCTGCTGAGGGCGGATTTAAGGAAACTGTGTAGGATGTGCAGCCGTTTCGGGAAGGATGCCCTTTTGGTCGCCACCTTATCTTATAATGTGGGGTATTATCGTCTGGTCGGCTATGGGAAGATGCCCAAAAGCAGGCTGATACAGAAATTGGAAGCCGGAGATAGGGACATTTATAACGAATATGTATCTTTCAGATGTTATAAGGGAAAAGTGGTTCCGAGCATCGAACGGAGAAGAAATGAAGAATTTCAACTCTTGTACATCCATTAAAATCATAAACTCCAATTCGATTATGGAGATAATCTTCATATAGAATTGGAGTTGACTGATTGACTGTTCTAATAGTTTGCCAAATTGTTGGGTATATCTCACATTTTCGCTAATTTTGTATATAATCTAATTTATGGGTATAAAGAATGACGAAAGTATATAAGTATAGGGCAAATTTGATAGTCCAAGGAGAAAAACGAGATACTATTCAATTAGCAGATAAAGTTTTCTATGCAGCTAATCTACGTGTCTTGAATGATCCATTTGAAGGTTCTGTTGAATTACCAAAAGCAAATAGGCATGAACATTGGGTAACACCATTAATACAAGAAACATTTAATGTTGGCATTTATTCCCTGTCAAAGCCCAAGGATAATGAGACATTTCCCAATAATGAATTGCTTTGGGCTCATTATGCCAACTCTCATAAAGGTTTTTGTATAGAATATGAATTAGATACACTCGTCAATAATACATCATCAAATTTTGATATTAGTGATAAAATTCACCTTGCATATGAAAATGAACGACCAGAAATAATAGAGACAGATAGTATTTTTCAAGTACGAAAAAAGCTGTTTGGCACAAAATCCTTAGCTTGGGAGTATGAAAATGAAGTTCGATTAGTGTTTCAAAAAAGTGGTTTGAAACCAGTCATGGATAATGCAGTTACTGCCATATATTTTGGTTTGAATATGAGTTTTGAGGACAGACGTGATATAGTGAAACGAATGTCTAATAAAAATATAGATTTCTACCAAATGGAACGCATTGAAAATTCGTATAAACTAAAAGCGACAAAATTATTATTCGATTATTCATATAAAGTAATAAATATCGAACATCGTCCTACAGTTGACAACTATATGATTTTATATGAATCTCCCAATAAAGATGAAAATACAATCCGTGAATTTGTTGAACAGTTTAGAGCAAAATTATCTCGTCCAACAAATATCACCATCATTGATGATATAAAGGTAAAAGCAATAATGCAAAACTATAAACCACGGCAATTCATGTCTCAGCAGGAGATAGATATTCAGGCTAAACATTGGATTGCATATTCTACATTTGATGCTCCTGAATTTGTATGGATGTATCCTGAAAAATGAGTGATATGAATAATAAGGCAAACGGAATTTTGTCGTCTAAAAATTAGTATATTATAGACAAACTATTAAAATCCTACGTAAATTAGGCAGGTGTCATTTGAACCTGCCTAATTTGTTATTCTATGACTCATTACTTATTTCTGTAAAAATTGTATGAATCTTTCATTCTGCACGTTTTAGTTTACCGGAACGGCTTCCACTATTTCCGCTTCTTCGGGCAGACGTGACAACAGCAGTTCAGCCATCGCCCCGTTCTGCGGGATAAGGGCGGGGAAATCCGTCTTCCCGGGCTTGTATATCTCTGTCGCGACATTGTAGAGGTCCCAGGCGGTAATCCGTTCTTTTGCCATGACCAGTTTCAGCACTTCTTCCGTGAACTGTGATATCTGTCCTTGGTTCAGGGGATAGGTCTCTACGGAAGACGAAAGGTTCCGGTCCGCACTGTCGTGGGAAACACGCAATGCTGTCAGCAGCCCTATGTACATATATATTTCTTCCAAGGAGATAACCCTGCGTTTCAATCTTTGTATCCGCTCGATATCCTCGTTCATGTTCACCTCGAAATTCGCCATCCAACCGTCAACGGTGTCGAAGATTTCCTCCGTCGTTACCTTTCCTTTTCCATAATTGCATACGCTTCGCTCCGGGGAAAGGATACACTGGTTATGGCAGATTTTCACGCAAGGACCTATCGCTGCCTGTACCCCGTCCTGATGGTAGGCTACGACGAGCGTGGTCGTCAGTTCATCGGTTTCCCAATCCTTGATACGGATGGTGGTGAAGATGCGGCGGAGTATGTGCGCTTCCACCGCCTTCTCCCCGTGGGTCTGTTCCACTTGCGGGAGGATGCTTACACCGGGTTGCGTCTTGTTCCTGTTCTGTGCGGCGAAGATTTCCTCCACCTCGTAGTCGAGATTGTACTTTTTGCAGATATCCATCATGCGTTGGATGACCTGGTAATGGTAGATGCCCTGTACCGGGTTGTTGTAGATGTCGTTCTCCTTGTAGGTACGCTGCAATGTCTCGAAGTTCATCACTTCGATTCCGTTCTTCTGGAAATCAAACTGCTGTTGTTTTTCCAATACTGCCAAATTTGCCATAATCTTGAAATTTATAAAGTTAATACTATATGGTTCCTTATTGCTCCCATTGTTGCTGTCAGGTATGTATCTGCCATCCGTGGAACGGTTGCAGGGTTACAGCAAAAGACCTGTCCGGTATTCCATGGTAGAGCAGACCGCCCACGATGCCGGTTCTTCCGTCGGGATAGCGCTGCGTGAAGCCGAACGAATACGGGGCATGGTCATAATAGAGGGATATTTCACAGGGACGGTCGGGATTCTCCTCCCATTTTCTCAACCTGTCCAGACAGTTCTGGAACGAGGTGTCACCGATAGATTCGGCATAACGCTTTACATTCTCGAAATGTTTTTCATTCAGGATTTTCATGACTCTTGCATTTTATCTGTTAAACACGTCCGGCTCCGGGAGCCGGTATTTTTTATTTCTCGCCTGCCTGACTGTCCCGTGCCCGTATCCGGCAAGGTTCGGCGAAAGAAAATACCGCAGCCCCGGCGAGGATGATTTTCTTTCAGCCGGTCCCGAAGGGACCTGACCTTGCAGGGTACACAGGGCACGTGACTACCTTTGCAGGAGGGAAATGAAACATACCATTTTGGTATGGGCTTTCTGACTTTGTTCCTTATTCATCGTATGACATCATTTATTATCTCTTCCTCGTCAGTTTTTCCTTGCAGGAATGCCAGCAGGCGTGGAAAAAACAAGGCCGCGTAGTCCGTTCCGGTCTGGGAACTTTCACCGCCTTTCGTTGCACATGTGGCAAACCTGCCCAGCCCTTGGCTTTGCGATGGGGGTACGATATGGAAAGAGAGATTTCCCGTGGCATTGATATGCAGTCCGCCACGATAGGTGTAGAATGTTCTTGGCTCGCCGTTATCCGTTTCAAGGGTGACTTTTCTATACCCGTTCATCTTCAAAAGTTTTATCAATTCTTGGTTGGTCATAATCACTTG